TCACAATCATATTATGGGTTTCAACTATGAAAAACAGAAAACATTTTCTAGATACGGCAGAGGCACTAATCAATGGAGACAGAGCCAAGGAGTATGGTCCTGCTAAAGAGAACCACGAGCGTATAGCACAGATATGGGGCACCATACTTAACCATGAGGTTACGCCTGAACAGGTAGTTGCTTGTATGATAGGCTTGAAGTTAGCTAGATTAAGCCATGATATGACAAAGGACGATTCTTGGAGGGATATCATAGGTTATGCAGCCCTTGGCGGAGAGATTGTAAACGATGGATAAGCAAATGAACCTTCTTGATATCGATGTCAAAGAAGCAGCCCTTGGATTCGGTGATGATGAGTGGGAGCCGCCGTCATCCTTTCCTGATCTTACAGGATATGATCGTATCGCTATTGACTTGGAGACACGAGATCCAAATCTGATGAAGCTGGGGCCGGGGTGGTGCAGAGATGATGGCTATGTCATAGGCTACGCTGTGGCGGCTGGTGATTTTGTTGGCTACTATCCTGTGCGTCACGAGGAGGGCAACCTGCCGGAGAAGCTGGTGGTCAACTGGCTGAAGAAACAGATGGCTACACCCAAGATCGAGAAGGTTATGCACAATGCCATGTATGATCTGGGCTGGATGCGCTGGGCAGGGATCGAGGTTCAAGGTCCGATAATCGACACCATGATAGCCGCGCCACTGCTCAACGAAAATCGTAGGTTCTACAATCTAAACTCTCTGACAGGCGAATACCTTGGCGAATACAAGAACGAGAAGATGCTCAAGGCTGCGGCTGCTATGTACCATGTGGATCCGAAGAGTGACATGTGGAGATTGCCGTCGAAGTTTGTGGGCAGCTACGCCGAACAGGATGCTGCGGTAACACTGCGGCTCTGGGACAGGCTGCGTGTAGACATTAAGAAGGATGAAGTCACAAGCATATTCGAGTTAGAATCCAGTCTGTTACCCGTACTTCTTGAGATGAAAACTAAAGGTGTGCGTGTTGATATCGATGGTGCAGAGCAGATTCAGATCGAGCTTGGCAACCGTGAGAAGGAACTTCTAAAAGAAATAAGGACCGAAACCGGGGTGACGGTCGAGCCGTGGGCGGCTGCATCTGTGGCAAAGGCGTTCGATGCCCTTGGGCTTAAATACCATAGGACAGAAAATTCTAATGCTCCGTCCTTTACAAAGCAGTTTCTTAGCAATCATACTCACCCCATCGCGCAGAAGATTGTGAAATTGCGTGAATTTAATAAGGCAAACACTACCTTTGTTGAGACAATACTTGAACATTCGTGTAATGGTCGCATCCATTGTGATTTTAACCCTCTTCGTTCTGATGAAGGGGGGACAGTTACAGGAAGATTTTCGTCGTCCCACCCGAATCTACAGCAGATCCCGGCAAGAGATCCAGAAATAAAGTCTATGATCCGTGGTCTATTCATACCCGAAGAGGGTACAAAGTGGGGCAGCTTTGACTATGCGTCACAAGAACCACGCTGGCTGGCACACTACTGTGCTCAACTGACGGGCGTTCACAGGCACCCTCAGATAGATAGTGTAATTGATATGTATCAACAGGGCAACGCTGACTTCCATCAGATGGTTGCAGACATCGCAGATATAACCCGTAAGGAAGCCAAGACTGTAAACCTTGGTATCATGTACGGTATGGGGCGTAAGAAGCTGGCTGGTGTTATGGACATCGATGAGATGGAGGCCAAGTCTCTGCTCGAGAAATACCATGAGAGGGTGCCGTTTGTGAAAGGTATCGCAGATCTGGCAGCGTCAACCGCTAGTAAATCCGGGTCAATACGCACATGGCTGGGTCGTAAATGCAGGTTTGATATGTGGGAGCCTAAGTCTTTCGGGTACAACAAGGCTATGAAGATCGAGGAGGCGATCAAAGAGTATGGTGGCAAGGGTATGATACGTCGTGCCTTTACATACAAGGCTTTGAACAAGCTCATCCAAGGTTCGAGTGCCGATCAGACAAAGAAAGCGATGGTAGATTGCCATGCCGAGGGGCTAACACCTATGCTTACAGTGCATGACGAGTTGTGCTTTAGCATCAGCAGCCAAGAACAATCAGACAGAATTGTTGAAATTATGTCAACTTGTGTGCCAAGTTTAAATGTGCCTTTTGAGGTTGACGCAGAACTTGGTGATAACTGGGGAGAAGTGGGATGAATTGTTGGCATTGTCAGACAAAATTAATTTGGGGTGGTGACCATGATATTGAGGAAGAGAGTAGCTCTTTTTTTATGGTTACTAATTTAAGTTGTCCCAAGTGTGGGGCATTCGTGGAAGTGTATCTTCCGAAACAAGAGGAGCAAGAAGATGTGGACTAAGTTTTTAAGACTGTTCTTTCCCTGTCTCGTTAAAGAGCCAAAGAGAGCCAGATATATGGACGGACGTTTGAAGGGGGACGATAAGAAAACTCCGAAGATTAACGAAGCATGGGAAGGTGGCAAAGCACCTGCCAAAAAGAGAGGCCGTCCGCCAAAGGCCAAGAAGCGCGGCAGACCACCGAAGAAAAAATGAGTAACTTTTCTGACGCAAAGCTGTCAGTAAGCCAGTCAGTCCAGTCCGTGACTCAGTTGTTCCTGAAGCACGAGTCTGGGCTGCTGGACGAAGCCATCAGCAAGTTGCATGAAGTAGAAAGCCTGATTCAAAAGGCAGAGAAGGAGGTTCGAGATGATGTTTGAAGCTCTGATACTTGTATGCATGTCGAAGGAATTGAAGGACTGCTCAGTCATAGAAGACACTCGAGGTCCTTATGCTACACTCGAGCGGTGCATGGACAGAACAACAGAGATGTCTGCTGCTATTCTGACGTTTGACAAGAATCAATTCGTCATGGGTGCAAGATGTGAGCCTGTTGAGACTCCAAAACAGCAATTCTCAGCGACCTGAAGGTATATTGGTACGTCTATCGTTCACGAGGTCTACGAGAATCGATGTTTTTATTCAATGATTTCAGTCATCTGCAAGGGTACGCATTCTATCGACTAAACGTCTTGCACGGTTAGGAACCTGCGTATACCACCTCGAGTCCACCATTTCGTCGGCTGCGGCGTTCCAATCACGGGCATCGACCCCGGCCTTCATGCCTTTGAACTTGCTGAGTCTGGGTCTGCCCATGTTAAACATCATGTTTGCAATGATGTGCTGACACTCTTCGGGCAAGTCATCGAAGTCCGAGTACAATACTTTGCACTCATCAATAGTTACCATCATATCAAGAGCAAACAACTGCTTTACTCGCTCCTGTTCCACGACTGTGCCAACAGGTTTGCTGTGTTCTTCGTCACTTTCTGTGATGAGGTGGCCTATGCCACAGGTTGGGAGTCCAAGATGGTCGAGATAAATCTCGTATTTACATCCTTCATCCTCCGCGATTTCTTCGCGTAGTTTGTCTTTGTTCATTAGATTGTCCTTGGAATTTGAGCGTTCTTCGCTTGATTAATAGGATTGCCTCCGCCCACTAGCTGTAACGAGCTTTGTTGCTGCGCCAAAGCAGAGGAAGGTGCGGGAGATGCCAAGGGGATAACACCTCCCGCTTGCGCTGCTGACGGAGGAGCGACAGCAGCAGCAACTGGTTGGGTCGGTGCTGTTATTGTAGGTGCTTGTGACACAGGTTCAAGGTCCAAGGTGGGAGTTTCTTCAACCTGTGGTTCTTGAACTGGCTCACCTAATCTACGTTGACGAAATTCACTTTTAATTTCATTTATTTCTGCAAGTGGAAGGATATTTCCATACCCACGAACACGTTTTTTTATTTCGGTGCTAGGACTAAAAGGTATGTATCTGCCTTGCATTAAGGCACCAATATTAGCGACTTTGTTCTTTTTAAGTGCTCGTCTAATTTCTGCGTCACTCATACCAGATTTACGCATATTCTGAATAGTTTGATACATCTCATTTGTGACGCGAAATCTGGCTTCATTAGCTTCTCGATATGTTTCTACAGCATTGGCTGGATCCAACACCCCTCTTGTAGATACCGCTGAGTTAAATATTTGTGAGGCACTTTGTAGTGCTCTGCCGTATTCAAATCCACGGTACATCAATACGTTGTCTGGTTTTACTTCTGTCTCGGTAATTCCACTAAGTGTGCGGAATATTTCTTGAGCAATCTTGCGTTCGTTACCTGCGGGATCCACAGTATTTTCTGCAAAGGCTCTAGACAATCTGCCTAGTTCAATGCCGGGTGCCTGTGTTTCTTTCTTCTGAGCTTTAATATCACCAAGAAGTTTTGCTCCTCCCGGAACAAACGCACTACTGATGTGCGCCATACTCTTAAATACTTTATCACCGGGTGTGTCTACGTCGTCACGATAAACTTTCGCACCAGTCTGCGTCCTGCCTCCTCTCTTAGTCGTGTCGAGAATACGTTCTGTAAGAATTGATTCCCCTGCAAACGGCTCAAACATCTCAGCTACTGCACCCATGACAGCATCCGTTGCTATCTTACCCGTGTCTGAACCCATGTCTTCACCTTTGCTCACGGCATTAAGGATTGCACGGGCTGGCTTAGATAGGTAACCGTAAGGATTCGTGTAACTGTAGTTTGTATAACCTGTAATTATATTTTTTCCGTCTGGTCCTACTTTTGTACTAGTGGGTAGAAGTATTGCATTCTGCTCCCACGACGCACCGTTCTCGCGTATGGCATCAATTTGTTCCTGCGTAGTGCCTGTAAGATCAAGCGCCATCTTTTGCATAGCAGTGGGCATGACCATAGTGGTAGTCGTGAATCCCATAAGGCGGCGCAATCCAATTTGCTGTATCTCCGAGTTTGTACTAGCGAGTTCGTCAAGGGCTTGTTTGAATGTATTAGCACTGGTGCGTAAAATCTCTGCCGGAAATGCAATGAAATTACCGATAGGAAGTTTACGAATACCTTTGATAAACTCAGGCACACGCTCATAGTTTGGGACTGTGTTCTTTACGATGTTGGCAGAGTGTTGATCTAGTGCTTCAGTTGCTAGACGACGTAGAGCTTCATTCGTGTCTGTTGATCCTTCCGCAGCACGACGAGCCAACTCAGTGTACCTCTCATCCCCTAATACACCACGAGCAGCTTTAAATATATTGCCGTTGTAAGCAGACAAAAGTTTATTGCGTTCAAACTCAAAGTTGTAAACCTTCCAGACATCGTCACCGCCTTGATACAGATCACGCATACGTTTGTTAACGCTGGTTAAAAACATTCCCGGCTTACCACGTTTAAACTTCTGACTGAATTTTCCACTAGTTGGAATGCCAAGAGAATCATCAGTCGCACCCTTTGTCACACCATAACCCATAGAGATTAGATTATCGATCTCTCGAAGCTGAGACTGTGTGCCGACGACACCCATGCGTTGTAGATTTTTGAAGTAACTAGCTTTATCTGGGCGCTTTACAATATCTTTCCAAACAGTCCCAATCGAATCAAACAAGTTAGCACCAGCACCTACGTTTCCCTGCGCTAAAGCAAACAGGCTAGACGATGTAAAGTTTCTGATCTGTGTAACAGGGGACAGAACAGTTGCACCATATTGCGTGATACCTTTGCCCCTCAAGAAAGTTGAATATGATGCCCTCATAAGTTGAGCAAAGTCGTTTGTGTTGGCGTTAGTCTGCATAGTCAGGTCTTTGTAGACATTGTTCTTTGCAAAAACCTGACCCTGCATAGATCCAAAACCCTCACCAAGTTCGGAGTATTCTCCCTGAACTGCTCTGGGTAATCTATTAAATGCATCTTTTGATATGAACATACCGGACGCATCATCAACTAAATTTTGATTTATAAACTTGTAAAACCTGTCTGTTGCTACAAACTCAGCCATATCCGAGACAGTAGTTGTCAGCGCCTCAATCGGATCTTTAACTTCTCCCATCAATCGACGAAGCATTTCATTGTTTGCCTGTCTGCTTTTGAAAAGACCTGTGCGTAGTCTATTTGCTGCAACTCTTTGAGACATACCAACGCCGGGAGATTTCGAGTAACGTCCAGTATATTGACTAACAAAGTCGTCAGTTAGTCTCGTGGCAGCATCTTTAGTTAACACCTGCCTGCCACCTTCAGTTAAAATATCTGTGCCCTCTTCTAACTGAGATCCACCTACACGAATCTCTTCAGCTATGTTTTTTGCAGCACTCGGATTGTTCATAAAATATTCAATTGTGTCAGACCTGTTTTGATTGAATGCTTCAGATCCAACGTAGTTTTTGTCTTCAAATATTTTATACCTACGACGCAAGTAAGAACCTATATTTTCTTGAATTACGTCTACGGCTTCCGCCTCTTTTCCTACAAGACCTTCACGAGCCAGATAATCAGATCCTTGTATTTGTTTTGACAAGCGATCAATCTGAACTCTTGCCTTACGAGCAGCGGCCTGCATCTCTGGCGGCAACAACTTCAGAGGCGGAACCCCTGCGGCAGCGGCCCTCTCCATAAATATTTCGTCTTTTGTTAAATACGAATGAAATTCATTTAAAACTTCTTGTCGTGTTAAAGGAGATGCTCCATCGAGTCCTTGTTCTGCTTCTTTGAGAGCCGAGTTTATCCCGTCTTCAATTCCTAGAATTGTTCTGGATACCTGACCAAGCTCCGCATCTACTTCACCACGAATCCGGCTTCTGGCTTCCGCTGTTTCTTGTGATAAGTTTCCACGAAACCTGAAGGATGAAAGAAAACCATCAAGAAGAGGGTGTTGTTCTGCTAGTTGTGATACCTTAGAACTTATCGCTTCGCCTCCTGCAACGGCGGCTCTTGCTATCGGCGCAGCAACCGGAGCAGTGACTACAGCCGCACCTTTGCCTGCATAACCAAGTGCTTTTAAGATAGGATCAACCGCAGCGGTAGCACCTGCCGCTTCAAGACCAACCTTTAACTTATTTCCTATTTTGGCTGCTGCTGCTTCTCGGCCTTCAAGACCAACAGTGTCCGTGGTTTGTGTCACACCGCCACCAAAGAAATCACCTATGGTTGTTACTCCGTCTGTCGCAACAACAGCATCTGTTACGCCAGCCGCACCAATCTGTGATGCTTTCTGAGCAACCTTAGACATATTCTTCACACGCCCAAGCCTGCCGACAAGACCTGCTGCACCAAGACCGGGGATTACAAACTGTGTAACAACTTCAGCTATCTCACCTGCCGCACCTTCAGGATCAATGCCACCCATGTCACGAACAGTGTTTGCAAAATTTGTAACATCTTGTGTGTAATCTGTGTCAAATGCCAGATCGACGGCAGAAGCTCCCAGTTCCGCGATGCCTTGTGGTATAGCAATTAAACCAGAAGCGATGCCCTCGGCAATCTCTTGCGTTGTAGATTCTTGAGTATCAGATGTTAGATCTTGACCCGGAATCTTAATAAGTTCTTGAGCAGCAGAAAGTATCTGCTCTTCTGTAGCACCTTCAGGACCTTCGATTTCGTAGTCGTTTCCATCAGGGCCTTCTACTTTATATGTAGCCATAGAGCGTTCCCTACTGCTTTAATTTAAAGCCACCACTGGTTGTTTGACTCTGACTCTGACCCTGTTTCGATACATCTATTCCAAACTGTGCTTTGATAGCTGCTTCAAGAGTACCGAATTCACTGGTTGAACCTTTTAGGTTAGATGCTAATATTCTAGCTTCATCGGTGGTTAAAGCAGGATACCGTCTAGCTAAAGAAATCGTTAGATCATCTGTATCAGTGGAAGTTCCGGCTTTAGTCTGTAAGTATATCTCAAGCGGTGTTTTTCCACTACCTTTAGCCATTGTTTCTATAAGTCTTTGTGTATCACCCGGCATCGCTGCAATGTCTTTTTGTGCTTGAATCTTATCCGCCGCTATATCACGTTGAAGTTGTTCGGAGTCTTTAAGTTCCCCAGCACGAATCTTGGCGGCAGTTTCAGCGGTCATCTCGTCGCCAACCTCTTTAGCTGCCATCAGCTTCAGAGCTTTTTCTTCTTTGGTTGCGGCTTGCGCTGCTTCACCAGCAGCCGTGCCATAACCTGCTAGACCTTTAGCCAGACCCGTTGCAATGTTGGTCATTGCGTCACCGCTCTGTCCGGCAGCAATCATGAGTCCAGTCATCATCAGGTTGTACCCAACATCGGTGCGTATGTCTTTGGCTTTGTCCTCACCTAAAAGATCTTTGAGCATCTCATAGCGTTGTTCTGTACGCTCTTTGCGTGTGCCTTTGATGTTGAGTGCTTCATCAACGGCATCAGCTTTTTGCTTGTTTGAACCTTCTCCGTCAAGAACTTCGTTTATCTGTGGGAACAAAGTGCTTGGATCTGTAACCAGCGCAGTCGCAGCATCTTCAGCGGCTGGCTCATTAGTTTCAGCGGTTGCTGTATCCGTCGCTGTATCCGTTGTTACTTTAGGTAGATCTCCAGACGGTCTGTCAGGGAAGTCACCGCGCCGTGACATGCCCTCTGCTTGCGCGGCTGCAAGTTCAGTATCCGTTGGCTGCTTGTTTTTTGGTTTGGCTGCTTCACCTGTAATGAATGGTAACTCTAGCCCGAATGGAAGACCTGTTGGATCCTCACCCATAACACCCAGACCAGAGGATTCATCAGGCATAGCAGGTAAAATATTTGGATTTGTGGTAGCTGATGGATCGGGCCTCATCTGTGCCATGGCCTCATCGGACAAGGCATCCGCTCTTGTCTTACCACGAAGTGCAGTCAATGCAGCAACGCTGTCCGTGATCCGAGGATCGATGGCCTCGATACCATCACGAGGAGATCCACCTGCGGCTATTGCAGACATAGCTTGATCAGTCAGAGCATCCTGACTAACTCGACCACGAAGCGCACCTAAGTTTGCACGATTAGCTGCCATCCTATCCGCGTCGGACACAGGTGCTGCTTGAATTTGATCTGGCACACCGGAGCGACCAGCCAAAGCATTTGCCGCTGCCATCTGCACAGAACGTGGGAGGCGTTGATCTGTGGCAATGTTGTTAAGCGTTGCCTTGTCACCCTTTGCTGCCAAGTCTCTAATGGCAGACATGTAATCTGTTACGTTTTGACCACCATTCGCCATCTGCACAGGCTGACCCATACGTTGACGAACCACGTTGGATAACTCAGGTGATGAGGCCAAGATCCCGGCAGGTTGTCTTGACATACCGGGCTGACGAAACATTTTACGGTGTAGCGGATTCATCGTTAGCCCCCAAACATTTGATTAAAGCCACCAGCCTGACCAACTGCACCGAGGCCAGCAATACCAAGACCAAGTAACTGTGACCCCGTGCTAGGCGGCGGCGTTGTGGTAGCCGTGCTTGTCTGTTGCAGTGACGGTACACCACGGAAGATGTCCGACAAAAATCCTACCTGCTGGAACGGCAAAGCCTGCTGACCAAGAGCGTTTTGCCTTGCCACATCCAGAGCGGCCTGACTTTGCTGCTGCTGCATACTGCCAAGACCAAGCAATGTATTTAGATCCTGTGTACCAAATTGCTGCATTTGTCCAGCCATTGTACCAAACTGTGCGGACTGTTGGCCTGCGAGTTGTGCTGCATTCTGCGCGGCCTGCTGCGCCTGACCATAACCGGAAGCCCTTAACTGCGCTGCGGTTCGAGCCTGCTGATCCATTGTATTTCTGGCAAGTTCTGATTGAGCTAGTGCCCCTCGAGATCCGCCAAAGGCACCCGCACCTGCGGCCTGTGCTGCAAGCTGGTTCTGTTGCATCTGACCAGACCGTGCAATGTCTTGCATCGATTGATCAATAACAGCCTGCTCGTATGGATTCATAAACTGAGACACTGCACCCGGCTGATTAAAAGCACCTGACTGCTGCGCGGCTTGAGTAGCTGCTTGCATGAACGGCTGATAAGCACCGATACCTGCCTGACCTTGTGCAATGGCATCTTGTTGAAGCTGGCTTAGTCCGGCAAGCTGTTGCGGAGCATACGGCATTTGAGCGCCTTTGAGCGCATCAGCCTGTGCAAAGATGTCCGCAAGAAAGTCTTCTTGAAACGGGGCCAGACGGGTGGTCTGTGTTACGTTCGATGTTGCCATTACGCTGTCGCCTCCAATTCGGCCATCATATCATACAATCGTGCTGCTCCGATATCTCTATCTCCACCGCCAGCACCTCGTACCGATTTGGCTGTTAGTACAAACTCCCCATCTGAAAGTCTAGCAGGAACGGAGTCCGAGGTCCCAGTTCCGGGATCCGAGACTTCACCTCTTACAAATTTGTCATACCCCTCGTCTTCATCATCCTCATGCTCGTATATGTCCCCAAAGCCTTGCTCCATAGCTCCACCATGAGCCATGTTCATGATGCCACCCTCGTTTGCTCTGACTACAAACTTGTCAGCATCGTACCTGAAGTCTGGGTTTTGGTACTCTTGTAGCTTTTTATTGTACTCGGCAACTTGAACAGGGTCAGCTATTTCATAGACCTTACCATCTCTGTCCTGAACTGTACCAAAAGCTTGGCCCTTTGGTTGTGGTCTGTCAGGAACTGCTTCACCTTCACCCTCACCGCCAAGACCGCCTGCAAGACCCAAGGCACCAAGGCCAAGTGACCCTGCCATGAGGTAGTCACTGGCATCAAGACCACTAAAGAAGTCGGCTATACCACCGCCAGCGGCATCAGTGCCTCCTATAAGATCCTCTGCGCCATACGATGTATCTTTAAAAATGTCTCCATATTGTTTCATATCTGTTCCCGGACCCATTCCAAAAGCAGAAAACTGAGATGTGTCTGGTAAAAAGCTACCTATGCCGCCTTGTCCAAAATTTGCACCTTGTGATTGAATGCCAAAACCTTGGGCCACGGACCCGGCACCAAAGGCCAAGGCTGAGTTGATCAGGATATCTTCTGTGCTGTTGCCACCTTGAGCGTAGGTTCCAAGACCAGAACCTAAAGCTGCGCCTTGTGGTCCACCCATCGCAAATCCCACAGCAGCACCAATCGTAGGCAGAGCCTCATTTATTGTGTCGCCAACACCTTCAACAACACCGCCAAGGCTGTCACCAAAGGTATCTCTGGCGCTGCCTAGTCCTAGTTTTTTACCGATGCCGCCGAATAATGCCATTAAAGAAACCTTTTTATAGTGCTGTCATTATACAGTTTTGCTAAGAAACGGCAACTGTAACAGTTCCAAGTGATGCCGTTGCTGCTACGCTTCCGCTAAATATCTCTGTCTTACCTGCTACTTTCAAGAACCCACCGTCTGCAATATATATGTCACCTTGCTGAAGAAGATTGTTGTTTCCATCAGTTGGAACCTCTGGAAAGTTAAGCTGTGGGTTTTGTGCCTGCTTCAAAAAAATCTCTAAAGCCCTCACAAGATCCGTTATATATTGCGTGTCAATCTGCTGACCGGGGGTGGGTAGCCTCGGAAATGGAGTTACGTTAGTAGCCATTAGCGCCTGCCATCCTGTCTAAGATCTACCCTCGGACTACCAAGTCTCCACCTGACACCAGCCGTATCACAATCAACCTTTAGCGAAAACGCCCTGCCTCGTAGTCTAACGTCAGCTTTGTTCGTGAACTGCTCAAAGGGCACCGTGGTCGTGGTTGCAGTTCTGTCTACCTTGGATAGCTCCGTTTGTAGATAGTTGCCACCGGGAAAGTTGTTGGACTGTAGCGTTAAGTTTACCGTTGGATCTGGGGTTGTAGAACCATTAAATGTAAAGTCAGGTATTACTCGTCGTATAGATGTGAAGTAATCTCCATCACCCATGTCAATGGGGCTGGACTCAAGTCTGGATGTCATCACTGCCCCATCGTCAGTGTACCCTGTTTCGTGATTGAAAAGATAATTGTCTGCCGCGCCTATAGGGAAGGTGCGTATGCCCCTGTCCAAGAAAGCTGAACGACCCAGATCTCCGTAATACCAGACACCCTCTTGATAGTTATAGATTACATAACGATCATTCTCACCTGTGCCACCATTAGCAAGTGAGTTAGTGTTCGAGGTGTAGAACCAAATTATCTCTCCAAACTCTGATATTGCAGAGCCATACACTTTGTCAGCCTGATCATAATCAAAGTCGAAGAAAACTCTTTCTTTAACAGTACACGGCAACTGCTTTGTCTGTCCGTCGTACAGATAGAAGTTCTGCCTGCCCATCCAGAAGATGGCATCATTGACCGCGACAGGAGCATTCGGCCCCATAATAGTTATGTTAGTTGCCAAAGGCTGTATGCCAAAAGTAAATGGAGGTCCGATAAATTGCATCGAATGCATGGAGCTATCAGTAAAGATTATAATTTCACGTTTGGTTTCTACGGCTCGAACAAACTCGGAACCAGCGCCGATCCTCAAATCGCCTGCTGTGTTCGTAGCTTTTGGTGTCCAGTCTGTAGCAGTCTCCTGTGACGAGAAACGTATTAACAAAGGATCTTGCTCACCTGTGTTTATTGTATCTGCCCCAAATGCTATGACATGACGATCAACGTCGGACACCATGACCTGCTTGCAAATGGTTGGAACGTCACTTGCTCCACCTAAAGTGCTGATGTTCACCGCTCTTGAGGTAAGACCATCACTCTTGTCCCAGTAGAATATGCCTGCATCACGAGGGTTGATTAACAGATCCTCACCAAAATTATCGTGACTCCAGATTCGTAACTGTGTTGCTACAGTCTGTGTCGCAGCAGAACCCCATGTGCCTCTGCCCCATGTACCCGCACCCCAGCCTGTGCCGCCAACGCCCGTATTAAGACCAGAGTTGAGTTGATATACGCCATCGACACCAGAGCCACCGTTACCACTGTCACTAGCATTTGCTGTAACTGTTGCTCCAGTGGTGTCTTTAGCAATAATTGTATATGTATTTGCAGTTGGAACTGAGTCTATCTGATACTCTTGATTAAGAACCGCAGCAGTAACAAGTCCACCCAAACTAGTCGCACCAGATATGGTAACAAAGTCACCTTGCACGGCTAAATGATTAGCGTCCGTAGCAGTGATAGTAGAAGAACCGTTAGTTGCAGCAAAAGTTATGCTATTGGTCGAAGTTTTTCTTATAGGAGTAACATCATAGAACTGTTGACCTTGCTCAACATAGTACTTCGACTCTGTTCCCAGACCTAAAAGATCTCCACCATCAAGAGCTACCCAGTTGTGCAGTCCTCTTACAGTACCAATATAAGTTTCAGGGCTGTATTTTTCCCAACCGCCAATAACCTCTGGATATCCTTGCCGGAAACGCACCTTGTCACAATCAACCCAACCGCCTTCGTTTGAGTAAGATGTTACGTCACGGTTGATTCCGGGTTTGAACTGTAACTTGGTTAAAGGCACAAAGTTCTCCTTTATATCTCATTAGGCCAGTCGTTAATCTTAGCAATGGTTTTTAGTGTACCATCTAAATTACGCTCGTCATCAAACAAAGCCATAAACGCAGCTAAATCAGATGCACCATTCAAAGCTGTCTCTATCTCTGCACATTTAGTACGGACTGCATCTCTGTATGTAGTAACTGAACTTGGGATAGCTGTAGACTTTTCAGCGTTGCGAGTAACGTACCAGTCATGCACTGCAAGTTTATCGGCTGCTGTTCGCTTTGTTTGTGCTACCCAGATATATTTAAGTCCTCGTGTTACACCTTGTGCGCCTGTCATTGGGTCTGTAACAGCATTGCCATCACTATCCACCCACAATGTATCCGTTAGGCTTTTAGGTATGAGTGTGCCATCAGCCTGCCTGCCATCATAAAATCTGTTATCAAATGCAGCCTCACTTGCTGGTGGGTCTTCCCATGTAATACCAATAGCAGACTTCTGACTGTCACTGTAGCGCATCCAGACTTTTGGATACTGCGTACCATCTGTACCAGTAAACTCTCGTCCTACTTTAAGGGTTGCCCCGTTATATTTCCACGGCATAATTATCTCCTATCGGGCATTGGCAAATTTAAATGGGGCTTCGGCAAAGGCGAGGTAGATAAACGTCTGACCACTCTGATTGTGTGCATTTTGCGAACCTCTGATTTTAAACCCATTTGAAAGCAAATCTAATTTATAAGAATTGTCTTCTACTGCGGTGAGATTTGGCGAAAGAGTATCATTATCTTGGTTGTAGCCCTCACGTTTATTATCATAAATGAACCAGTTGTTTGTCGTTGATGACACTTTCAACAGCACAAACGCCGGCCTGAAGCCTGTGTAGACAAATGGTCCGCTATTATTCCCATTTCCTATAAATGAATTAATCGCACTAAATCCTTCAACGCTGTGGAAACAGTAGGCTATCATCTGTGTGTTACTACCCACATCAGAATGTCCACCTAAATATCCACCAAAACTAAATACTGTGGCTGTAGGGACTGTATCATTAAAATGATTAATGCCCGGATTAAAGTTCGCAGCTGTAGTTTCAAGATTTAAAATATTAGTATTAGCAAGAATATCAGGCACCTGCACAAACCAGTTTGTACCATGATTTCTGTTTTTTGCTATAATTATGTCAGGCGCAGCAGTAAGACCGTGAGCCATTGTCCCTGTAGACACACCACTAGCATCCCAAGCCACAATAGAAAATCCTGCTGTGGTATTGGCTGATAATCTTGTTGCAGCTAATGAGCCAGCCAATGCAGAGCCAAGATTGCTGCCATCTATCTTAACTGACCCCGCTGTTGGGGTAGCCCCATTCCCAGCAGAATTATCCGCTGTAGGTGCGCCGCCAGCGTTCCAGTTCCAAGCAACATAGGTATCAGAACCATCATTGACAGCATCATCGCCCGACGAACCAGAGGTAACGGAAAACCCATCAGTTACAAAGGCACTTAGATAGCCCCCACCATTATCTGCGGTTTCAGCAGTGGTTGCTTCTGAGAATAAACTTTTGTTTGCGCCGCGAAGTGTGTCATTCAGTAGATTGCTTGTTGTTAAGTTTCTGCTTTTGATCCAAACAAAATCTGGATCAAAGCCCACGCCTGTAATACTGCGACCATCGCTGCCATTTCCTGTATATAACACAGTATTAAAATAATCATCAGCTTGGCTGCTTTGTCCGGGGCCGATTGTTATGTCGCTCATATTACCAGAATGTAGACAGACGTAATCGGTTGGCACTGC